CATCAGTCGTCGTCGGAAGTCTCGGAAGTGTTATTTTCATTTTAGTACAACCCCCGGAGCAAGCTCAGATACGATTGTCGGGCATTCAAATCCTGTCCCCGCTTTGCCAGATCCCCTGCGTAGTTCCGGTCATCAATATTCGATGCGCGGTTCTCGTCGGACATCAACTGAGCGGTGTTCAGGTCTTGCAGCGACTCTTCCGCGCCCCCAATGGCGTTCGCACTTCGTAGCGCTTCGATACCCGAGCCCGAGATCCCCCGACTCGCCACGTTCTCCGCCACACTCGTCAGACTAGCCCGCGCCAGCTTGCCTGCTTGGTCTTTCGCTCGTGCAAATGCCGCAGCGCGAGCATCCTGCACAGGCGGTTGCATCCCCGGTGCCGCCCCGGTACTTGGAGCCGCCCCGCTACCCGGCGCACCCCCGTTTATTCCTCTCGACTGTTCAAGGAAGAATTTCTGCCGTCGTTCATCCTGTTCACGCTGCTGTCTCGCCGTCGCCTCCTGTTGACCCCGACCGATTTGGGCCTGTTGGTCGAGTTCAGCACGACGGTTCCGAGCCGCCAGATCCGCTTGCTGCTTTGCCGTATCGGTCGCAGCGGTCCGTGCTCGCAGCTCGTCCATCTGACGCCGATACTCCGCCATGGCCTGGTCTTTCTCTGCCTCCTCGCGCACCACCACATTCCGTCGCAGCTCTTCCGCCTCACGCTCTTGACGCAGCCGCTCGGCTTCTTTGTTTTTGTCAAACCCCGGTATGAACATTCCTGACATTGTTATTGTCCTGTCTCATCAGCGGAAGCTGTCAGCGCCGCAATCTTGTCCTGTTGGAGTGTGATGAGCTCTGTCGCCTTGGCGAATTGGGCTTGTGCCACCCGGAGCTGAATTTCCTTCTCACCGATAATCAGGCATAAATCCTGAAACGAAATAGCGGGGGACTGGGGGAGCTGATCTATTGTTGTCATGAGTGCCTTTTTACGTACGATTATCCAAGCAGGGCATCGACTTGTGCCTGCTGCGTAGGCGATAGCGCATCGTATTTGTTCTGCTTCGCTGAGCCGTCAAGACCCCGATAGTCATTTCGCTTGTTCTGTAAAAACCCGTTGATGAGGTCCTTGAATTGCTCGGCGGGTGTATGCTCCTTCTCGGCGGCCCACCGAATGAGCAGTTGGTTTTCACCGGGCGTCAGCCTGACCGTGATCGTGTCGTCTGGATTCTTGATTACCGTCGCCATTCGTGCCCCCGCATTTCAAAGTCTGCCGGTTTCAGTGTCTGCATCATGCGTCCCCATCCGCGCCGGTCAACTGGCGCATGGACTGACGCAATTGCCTCATCTCACGCGCGATCTGGCGGATCGCACCGTTGTGCAGCATCGCGAGGCGGCTCATGTTGACGAAGTGCTGGCCGTCGTCATTAAATTGGATGAGTTTCTTCCCGGGCATCGCCTCAATGAGGGAGCGGTGTTCCTCGAAATGGGTGAGGAATTGCTCGCGGAGGGGGTCATTCTCTCGGGCGAGTGCGACCGCTACAGCATCCAACCTCGCGATGTCGTCCGCGTCGTCAAAGTTGGTCCACGCGGTGCCGACGTTCTGATGAGAATCGCCGTCGGCATCGAGGATAAATTGGACACCATTTCCTTCGACCACGAAGAGATTCGAATTGGCGGTCGGCGTAGTCGCCGAGGTGCCGCTCTTTTCCTGCGCAAGAACGCGCACAAACCCGACCGCGGCAGCGCTCTTGGTGACGTCTCCAGAGCCGACGAGGCGGCTAACCAACTCCAGCCCAAAGGCATTGGTGTCGCTGTAGCCGACGAGGCGGAGGACGCCGTTATTCGCCGATCCCTTCAGAATCTGCCCATAGGTGTCGGTTTCCGCTAAGCTCGTCATCCCATGTGCGACATCGCTCGACTTCAGTGCGAGAATTTCATCATCCGCCGCGCCCTGATTGATCGTCAGGCCGGTGGTCATGAAGGCGTTGAAGGTGTCATTGATGTAATTTGACCCAGCCGACAACCCCCCGGCAGCCCAAGCGAGGACGCCAGCCCCATCGCTCTGTAGGAATTGGTTTGCATCGCCATCGTTGACCGGGAGCGTGTATGTCACCCCACGCAAACTGATCGTGCTGGCCGCGAGGGTCGCCACGCCGGTGACATTCAGCGTGCCGCCGATCACCGCGTTGCGACTAAGAAACAGATCGCGCGGGCGCGTCGCGCCAGATGCGCCGATGTCGTAGGTGGCATCCGTGAACAGTAGATTCCCAACCAATGTGCCACCCGTCGTCGGGAACAACGTACCAGAAGTAGGCAGCGTCAGTGCAGTATTCCCCGTCACCGTGAACCCCAGCGTGTAGTTGCCGGTAAAGGTAATAGCGTTGTTCGCCGCATTTGCCACACCTGTGCCCCCGTTGGCCGGGGGGAGGATGCCCGTGACCTGTGAGCCAAGTGCGGTGGCCCCCAGCGTCGTCATCACACTGCCACTGGCATCTAACACCCGCCAGCCTTCGCCATCGGTGTAGATCAGATGCGCTCCAATGCCCAGCGCCACCTTGACGAGTGTTCGGGTCGTCGCGTTGTTGTTGTAGCGGAGAGTGACTGTCGCCGCTACCGTATCCGCGTTCTGCACGTCGATGAGTTTAATGTGGCGCTGCGTACTCGCTCCGGGAGCCGCCACCACCGTCACCGCTGCGGTGCTATTCGACGTGCCGTCATTCTCTCCTGGTACATACGTTGTCGTCGTGACATCGACATACGAGGCGACGAAGGGGAGCTGGGTCGTCGTCACCGCTCCCGCGAGAATGATTTCGACAGATTTTGTCGTAGCGTCGAGAATAATCATATCGTTTAGGCGCGTAAGGACATACGCGCAAGCCCCTGAGCCTGCGTGAGCCCGGATGTGGACGCAGCGCTCAGTTCGGTTCCCGTCATAGTCAATCCAGTCCCGAGGGTGATTTCCTGAAAGTCACCCGCTCCCGCCGCCGATCCACGACCGGCAAGCAGGGAAACCGCAGACGCGGGAACGAGATTCGCAAAGGGCAAATCGCCGCTTACGCCCGTCGCCAGCGCGACCTGTGCCCACGCGGGAGCGTTACTGGCACCCGTATTCGTTAACGAGCGGGTCGCGTTGGCGTCCTTGGCAAGCTTAGCAATCGTATTTGCAGCCGAAGAGTACGGGATGTCTCCCTGTGTCCATGACGCGGTGCCCGTACCGCCCTGCAATTCATCCAGTGGTGTCGTGACCTGAATCTCTCCTGTCACCTTGAAGACCCCGACTCCGGGGTCTATCGTACTGAAGACACTGATCGCGTTTGACGGATGCAGCGTGAGCATGTAGGTCGAATTCGTCGCGAGACTGAGCTTGGCACTCTCCCGGTAAAAGAGGGCCCCGTCGCCCGAGAAGATAAACAAATCGAGTCCGTCCCCAATCGTCTGACCCGACGCATCCGTCGTCAGGTGGATGATCGGCTGCGAGCTGTGGTGGACGTGGAGCGGGCGCAACGGAAGCGCCGTGCCGAGGCCAAGCGCGTTTGTTGAGTCGTTCCAGAACAAACCGGCATTGTCTTGGGCAAGACTCGTCCCGCTCGCTCCGGCGAAAATCACTGACCCCGCTGTCCAGCTCGACGCATTCGTACCCCCGTTGGCCACGGGTAGCACACCTATTACTGTCGTGGTGAGGTCAATATCCCCCCAGATAGGGGCGGTCGTCAGTCCTTGACTAATTAGCGCACTGCCCGTCGCCACATTCGCTAACGACGCGAGTTCTCCGTCGCTATCCGTGACCACCGCCGTTGACACGGCTCCCACGAAGACGGAATCCGTCAACTGTCGATAGAGGTCATCAAACATATCGTCAATCTCGCCTGCTTGCGCTTGCGGATCAACAACTGTGTATTTTTTTGCAAGAATGTCGGGCATAAGGGGCTAGTACGTTTTCGTGCCTTGTCCTCGCGTCAGTTTCAAACTTGTGGTCAACGTCTGCGTCGTTCGCTTGGCAACTGCACGTTTTCGCAGCGAGTCGATCTGCTCTTTGAACGACGCATCAGTCGCATAGCGGTCGTGAAACGTCAACACCGGCTTTTTAGCGTCGTCCGATTTCATAGAAGGGCACCTCATACCCAAACAGCTCGACGTCTTGGGCGACCGTACTGTGCTGAAAGGTGAGTTTGCAGAAGCGCCCATTCCCCACTCGACGTAGCCGCTCACGCCCCAGTGTCATCGACGCGGAGATCGTGGCCCCCGCACTTGCGTCCAATCCCCCGACATAGGGGATCACACTCAGCGTGCCCGCAGCCTGAATTTTTGAGAGGAGCGACAGTTGCCCAAAATGCTTATGGATATCCGGCGTCTGCATGTCGTGGGACTTGCCCACTACGTCAAATGCAATACCTGTCTCCGTGCCATCCGTCCGGGTCGCTTGTTCCTTGTAGAAGAAGCCCGCACTCGACGCCCAGACCGGTTGGGGCAACGTGCTGGAATCCAGAATCGTCGTCATCCACGTCGGGGTGAAGTCGTCAGTCTTATGGGGTCCCCACCACGTCTGATCCGCAATATCGTATTCGACCCAGCGGTCAAGTACGCTAGACCCCGCAGATGAAAGCAGAAGCTGATACTTATTCGTGAGGGGGTCGATGCGGCCCGCAGCATAGCGCAGCCGGGAACGATTGAAATACGTATCCGTCGTAAACCACGCCCGCACCTTGCCATCGCTGATGCAGTTGATCCCGCCTGAACTCCAGGTATAGACGCCATCCTTCGCCAAGAAGAACGAGGTATCCCGGAACGTGGCAATCGAGTCATCCGCCTCAACCCCGACATCCTGCCCGTCTGTGCTGGTCAGCTTGACGAGGCGAAAGCTCGCGTTGCTCTCGCCCTTCAATTCAACAAGCACGTTTTGTCGTGCCAGTGCCAACGCATCGCGTCGAGCTAGAATCCCCGTCACACCCCTATCGTCCGCGCCTTCACGCGGCACCACAAACCGGTTCGTGCTGGGCCAGCTCCACATCTGGCCCGCTTCGGTATACCGCACCGCACCGTTGTCGGTCCTACTGACACCCCAGAGCCGTTCACGAAACTCACCAATGTGCGTCAGACGAGGGGGTGTGCCTAAAATGGGGGCGGCCACGAGAGACAAGCTGACATCGGCCAGATCGTCTTCTGTCGTAGTCTGAGAGTTGGACTCAAGGTCAAACCACGGGAAATACGTGGACCCTCCGGTCGTGGTCCGATACAGGCGAATGGCGCTAATGGTGTCTGATGACAGCGCAAGATTCGTCAGCCGCAACATGTCGGAGGTCAGCGTGACACTAGAGCTGGCTGGGGACAGCTCGGACTCCGCAATCACCTGTCCAGCCCCGTTATATACAACGTAGGAATACTTGACGAAAAACACCCCGCTCAGACTTCCGACGTTGCCTACCGCTGTCGTTGCTGCTGTGCCCGGAGGTGTCAACCCCAATACGCGCACAATCCCGTCCGCATCGACGGTGAGCGGGCGGGTGGGAGAATTGACCACTACAACATAGCGGCCAAACACCGTGAAGCGCGGCACCTTGGTCGAGTCCAGCGTCACGCCAGCGGGCAGAGTCAGGGTAGTCAATACCCCACTCGTGTCCATAACCTGCAAGGCGGTCCCAGCTTGGAAAAGGGTAAAAGGCATCGAGCTAGCTCGCAATCATCCCGAGGGTGCCCGTGCTCGTATCGTCCAGGACCGAGGACACCGCCGTCCACGTCGTCCCGTCTGACGAATGTACGAGGTGGTTCACGGTATTCACGTTGGTACGAGCCGGGGCGCTGACGAAGAACAGCCGCCCGCCGAGCACGACGGCGAAGCTGTAGGGCACGGAGGAGGTATCGTTTGCAGCGGGGTTAAACACCACCGTCCACGACGTACCGTTGTACTTGTAGATCCGGGCAAACTTGTCGAGGGTGTTGTCGTTCTCTGACCCCCGCTGGTTATAATAGCTCGCGTAGAGATTGCCGCCGAACGTCGCCATCGCGCCAAAGTGATTTGCGTAGCCCAGGGAGCCTAAGCTCGGTGATGCGTCCCCCACGGCGGCAGTCAGAGACGTCGTGTACGCGGCGATAGGCGAACGCACGATAATCCTTGCGCCGGTTCCTGTTTGCTCCGGCAGCCCCATGTAGAGTTGCCCCTGGTAGCTCGCCAGCACATTGCTAGAGAGTGCTGACGCTTCGGGGGTTTCAACGGTCCACGCGCTATCAATACCCGGGCGGAAGTAGTACACGAGATGGGCGATCGATCCGATACCCGCTCCGTGCGTCCGCGTCCACAACCGACCCATGTGCCACACGAGCGCATAGGGCACCCGCGCCGTTTCAGGAGAGAGGGGGAACCCCCCGCCCATTTGTTTGATCACACCGCTTTCGGGGTCCAGTTCAAACACTCTCGCCTTCAACGTATTGTTGGCAATGAGCCCTGAATCGTGGACGGTACAATAAATCTTCTCATTCCCCACGATGATGTCAATGATGGCTTCTGAGGTAGTTCCGGCGCTTTTTGGGATACGAGCGATAAAGTAGTCTGCCGTCCCGTCATACATCCGAATGGTGGGCGTGGTGGATTGAAACGTGTAGTCATTCCCCGCGTAGTAAAAGCGGTTTTGGTACATGACGCCCGGACGACCAGACCGAAAGGCGCGCTCCTTCGCCAGCGTGGTCCCGCTCTCCGCCATCCCCGTCCAGAGATTGTCCGGCACCCGAGGCGTTGCAGAGGCATCGAAGCCGTCTGGTCCTCCCGTCGTGACCGAGGTGACAAAGATGTCAGAGGACGTGTTCCATCCCGCCGTGGTCGAGGTGATGCGACGTCCCGCGAGAAAGAAGCGGCTTGCGGAACTGACGGCGGGAATCTCATTTCCCGCTGTGCCCACTTCAATCGGCACCCCAATGGCTCCTGTGATGGCTCCAGCCGCTGCCACGCTGTTGAGCTTCGTCAGCCCCTTGCGATTTCGCAAC